CGGACGGCCTGTATATCGACCCGACCTTTGAGACCAACTACCGCAACGCCAAAGCTGCCGGGCTGGACGTGGGCGTCTACTACTACACCTACGCCACCAGCGAGGCGATGGCCGACGAAGAGCTTGCCCTGCTGCGTCAGGCGGTGTACGGCAAGGAGTTTTCTCTCCCCGTTTGCGTGGACGTGGAGGAGAACAAGCTCAAGCAGCTGTCCACGCTTGACCTGTCCAACCTTACCGCTTACGCACTGGAGCAGGTGGAGAAAATGGGCTTTTACGCCCAGCTGTACACCTACACCGGTTACAAGTACGAGCTGGACATGGCTCGCCTGTCCTCTCGGTGGGACGTCTGGCTTGCCGACTACACCGGCAAGACGCCCAACGTGACGTTTAACTACAACGCCCACCAACACACCAGCAAGGGCAGCGTGCCGGGCATCACGGGCAACGTAGACCTCAATGTGACCACCCTCAACTACCCGAAAATTATCCGCAAGAAGGGCCTGACCCGTCTCCGGGAGGGCAAATGACCGAAAAAGAAGCTTTGCTGTGGGTGCTGGGCATCCTGGGCAGCCTGTGTGCTGCAGCCATCACCATCGACAAGGTGCTGGAAATCATCCACAAGTACATCAAAAAGGCACAGGAGCCGGACAACGCGCAGAAGAAGCGTCTAGATGAGCTGGACAAGCGCATCGGCGCCTTGGAGCAGGGCCAGCTCCAACACACACAAGCCCTTGCCCGTGACCTGCGCCGCTTCGACGAAATCGACGAGGTGAGCCGTCTGACCCTCGACGGGGTGCGCAACCTTCTGGACGCCCAGCTCTCCGGCAACAACCGCGAGGGGATGCAGAAGAGCCGCACCGACATTGACAACTATCTGTTAAAAGGAGTGACCAATCATGGAAGCACTGGCAACTAAGCTTTTTGACCTTATCCCTGCCCCGGTGGCGGCAGTTCTCATGCTGGGCGGCTTTATCTTTTACGCCCTTGGCTGCATCCGGCTGGGCTACGGTGCCGCCGTAAAGCCTCTGGTGCTGGACCTCATCGAGAGGGCCGAGCAGGAGATTCAGGGGACAAAGAGAGGCGCAGAGCGCAAGGCGTGGGTCGTCAAGATGCTCCGGGCCGCCCTGAGTACCAGCAAATACGGCAGGCTCATCAGCTGGGCCATCACTGATGAGACCATCGGTGCGGTGATTCAATTTTTCTTTGACCGCATGAAAGCGGCACTGGAAAAGCCCCGACTGTGAGCACTCCGCCTCCGTGGTCGTCCGTGGTCCAAACGTCTTCACCATCACCGAGGTGCAGGGCAGCTACGGCAGACTCAAGAGCGGAGCCGGGTGGCTCAACCTGTGCTACGCAGAGTGGCTCTGCAGCGAGTCAACCCACACGCAAAACAAAGGGCAGATGCACAATAGCACCTGCCCTTTTCTGTACCCACGCAGAAAGCCCCTGCGTGGCGTTTTGCGTGTTCAGAATAAAGTTACACCCCCAGAAAGTTTCTAAGCTTTTCCGGGGGTGTTTTTTCCGTTGGAAAAATCAAGGCTCAAGGGGCGGCCTTGAAGCCCATGCGAGCAAGATACTTCTCAGCCTGCGGCAGCTGGGTGAATGTGCGGCTCCTGCGCTTCTGACGGTCACGCCCGATAACAAGCGTTTCGCCGATGCCCTGAACCACCCACGTCTCCTTCCCGTGCTTCCACGCCCGATTGAAATAGACAGCCTCGCCCTTTGCGTTCACCATTTTCATGATTTATATCCCTTTACAAGATTTTGAAAGTCATAGGTGCGAACAGGCACCCGATCTGAAACGGCAATGTCGCCGTCGTGCGTGTATGCCTTGCACTGGAAGAACCCCTCGGAATGGTCGTGGCTCTCAGTCACCTCACTGCGCTTCAGGTTGACCTCGAACACCGAAACCTGAAGCACTCCACGGATGATGAGGAACTTGCAAGCGTCCAGTGGGGAGCGACAGAAGAATACCTCCCCAAAAGGACCGGCCTTCAGAACACCGTCCTTTTGGATGCTTTCAGCAGCCTCCTTTGTGGTAGCGTGGTAGAATTTCACGATGCAGACCCCCTCGGCTTACTTCTTCCGTATACCGCCATCTGGATAAATTCGGCATCGGCAGCAATCGACCCGACAGACGTTTGTGTGGATTTAATTCGGAATGATCCTTGTATAAATTTTTTCAGAACGCTCACCGTGTACTTCATTATGGCTGCCCCGAAAAAATTTGTAAGGATCTCGATGACCTTATCTTCATGGCCGCCATAATCGCACTCGTAGACTTTATGTTCCGGGATGAAATACACCCAAAAGACAGCCTGAGCCATATCATGCCCCGCCTTTATGTCGAGGCAGATGGTCTCCGTTTTCAGGTAGCGAATTGCACGATCCGTCAACTGATGCAGTTCCTTTTCCCCGATGGTGCAGCCATCCGGGAAAAGTTCTTCCATGAACTGCCGGAAACGCTGATCTCCGGCGTTACCCTCGAACACGTCATGCCAAACCGTAGCATAATCGCTCAGTTCCTCTCTTTTCCCGAAAAGAATCGTGCAAGCCATCTTTGCAAAGTTCTCCGGGGATTCGACCCTGAAGTTCATATGTTCCACACTCATTCCTCCTTCACAACGACAATCGACATACCAACAACCCCGCCGAGGGCCTCATACGGCTCCGGGTAAGTCAGTACCACACGGTATCCCTCCCACTTGGCATCGTTCTCCGTAGCGAACTGCACTGCCCCGAAAAACAGCCCCTCCTTTCTACACGGAAATGGATGATCAATGTAGATCCAGATCGGGGTGTCGTCCTCGATCACGTTCAACAGATCCAGCAGCTTCATAATCTGGCCCTCCTTATAAATCTGGCTTTTCATCACCCAGCGGCTCCCACGTTCCACCCGGAACGAAGAACTCTGCGGCGTGATCTTCGAGCGCAGCTATGAAGTTCATCCAGCTCGGCCACCTGACCTCGTAGCCGTTGACGATCATGTGCGTGTATTCCACGCTGCGGTAGCGCCCCTCCAGATGGCTCTGCTCCAGCTGGAACAGCGGGATGGACTTGTTTGCATTCTTCTTCATAATTCAGCTCTCCTAAAATTTTGTTCACGATATGCAGGTGGTTCCCGCGACCTTCCCGGCTGGCTGCCGGGAGGTTTCGACCATTTCCTCGGGCCATCATCAGGCGGGGTTGATTTCGATGCTTTTTTCGAGGTATCCATCGTTCCAGATGGAAACCGTCCAGTTCAAGTTGTGCTTTTCCGCGAACCGCTTCGCAGTGCCGAACACTCCTTCGGCTCTATCACGGTATTCGGTTTTCACGACTTTGAAGTTGACCGGCGTCCCGTAACGGACTTCATACTGTTTCATGATTCAGACCTCCTTTACTGTGTCTATATATTACCATACGCGCGCATGGTTATCAAGGCGTATACTGCACAAATAACAATGCGTATGTATGGTTATTTCGTCAAATTGACAAAGCCATACACACGCAGTATAATAGACCCTGAAAAGGAGTGATCGCCGCGTGAGAAAACTGACGATGACTGAGAACATGACCCCCATCGACAAAAAACTGATTGAAAAGGGCATGACCAGATCCGACCTGTCCAAGCAGAGCGGGGTGCCGCTTCGGACCATTGAGTCATGGTGCCGCCGCCTCCGTGTACCCCGTGACGTTTACCAGTTGCTCAAGCTGGCAAAGGTTCTCGGCTGCCAGATCGAGGACCTGATCGAGCCGGAGGCCGGGGATAAGAAGCAAGAAGAATAAGAAAACCCCCGGCATCGCTGCCGGGGGCCTTTTCGTTCTTCAGACCTCAAACCCTGCGTTTTTGACGGTCTCGGCGATAGCGTTATAGGTGCGCTTGCCGAGAGTGGAGTACCACCGCTCCTTGTAGGCATCCCGCCGACCGTCTGAATAGAACCACACCCGGCAGACCCCGGCCGCCAGATTGACGAACAACTTGACCTCCAGCGTGGAGGTCTGCTCTCCGTACCAGCAGGTCTGCACCTGCTTCTCGTACTTCTTGGAGAGCAGCGTGTGTTCACAAGCGAACTCCATGGACTGTGCGGCGATGAAGCCCTGAGCCTTCAGCATATCAACCAGAATGTTCTTCATTACGGCGCCCTCCTCAATTCCTGCTGGCGGCCAGTGCCCGGTTCAGGTCGGCCATGACGGTGAATTTATTATCGACGAAGATCTTCAGTTCAGCGGCCTCATCGCTCCACAGCTTCAGAGCGGTGATCAGGTAGTCGTAGGAGCTGCCATAGTGGGCGAGAGCCTCGGCCTCTTTACGATTCAGCGTGATCTGATATTTTGCAGAGTTTGCAAAGTATTTAGCGGTCATTTTGTATTTACCTCCGTCCTTTATTGTGTCTGTATATTACCATACACACGCATGGTAAACAAGAGCTAGACTGCACAAAGATACTGGCGTGTATATGGTCTTTTTGTCAAAAAATAAACCCCGCCTTTTCGGGGCGGGGTGCTTGTTACAGCAGCTCTTTTTTCAGGGTTTCGACGACTTCCAGAGCCTCGTTCTGATTCGCGATGAACTTCTGAAATTCTTCGGAATTCAGCGCACCATAGGAAGTGGTCTGGATGGAGAAGTCTGGGGCTTTCTCGCCGAACACGTCCTCGTTGTAGTAGATCTTCGGGAGATGGCAGCCGCTCTCATACGGCTCGGTGACGGAGATGGAGCGGCGGGTGCGACCGTCTGCGTAGGCGGCATCGTCGATGCAAACCTCATAACGACCGATGGCTTCCTTGTGCAGTTCCTCGATCTTAATCATTTTCATTTTGTTGTCCACCTTTCCTTTACTGTGATTGTATATTACAATACACACGCATGGTTTTCAAGGCGTACAATGCACAAATAATAGCTTTGCTATGTTGTTTATATTGTCGGCGGGACAAAAAGAAAAGGCCCCAGCTATGAGAAGCCGAGAGCCTTATTTTCACGGATCAATCAGAAGAAGATTTTTTGTCTTCCTGCACCAGCCACCAGAGGTAGGCAGAAACGCTCATCCCACGGCCGGTAGCTTTTGCCTTTATTATATCTTTCCCTCCAGCAGGGAACCTGATCGTAACGGCATCATAATGCGATTTGTTATAAGATGCGACGTATTTCGCCTGATTAAATTCAGCCATTTTCTGCTCCTTTTTTCTTTGCACGGCAAGCCGATAGCGCAGCCACATTATTTATTTGTTCATCATATCCATCACGGCGTTGTAATGTTTTTCGTATTCTTCGCCAACGGCAAGCTCTTTTTTGACTTTTGCTTTCTGATAGGCCCGCTCTTCGCCGTAAATCTCGTTTTCGATTGCGTCGGGAATCTCGATGAACGCCTTCTGCTTCTTGCCGTGAGCCACAACGAACACAACAAAAGCGTGGTGTACGTTTTCGGGCCAACGACCGATCTGCTGCTTGTAGGCACCCGCCTTCATTTCCTGCCCGTTCACCAACAGGGAATTGATGGTGTACTGCCACTTATGGCAAGGGACCGTAACCTCGTTGCCATCATTCCAGAGGGTTTCTTCGGTGATTACCTTCACATCAATGTCAAGATCAATCTTTGCGCCACGAGCGGTAGTCCAAGAATACTTCATTTTGTTTTCCTCCGTTTGTTTTGTGGGTGTTCTTCTGACACCATTATTATACCACATATGATTGCATATGTAAAGAGATTTTGAAAAGTTTTTTGACGCTGCACAATATTTTTTATAACAAAAAGCACCCGGAAATCCGAGTGCTTTTATTTACCGCTCAGGGAGCGGCATGGTCAGGACGAAGAACGCACCCACGAAGTAGATCGTGGGGGGTTCGCCTGATTCACATTTGGTGGAGGCGATGGGAGTCGAACCCATGTCCGAAAAGAGTTCAGCGTAGGTGTCTCCGGGTGC